TTAAAATGAAATAGTTTTACACTTGTTTTTCCATGTGTTTTACCAGAGTGTAGGCTTCCATCAGGCATTTTATGTGTCCCACCTGTATGTACAGTGCCATCTCTTTTGTAGTGCTTTACACCTTTCATATTAAATTGCTCTATTTCTTCTGATCTTTTAGTTTAAGCTCTAAACGCTTTGCAAGAGCAGCTATTTGTTCAGCTTGTGTTTCTATTTCTTCTTTTTGAGTAGAAACAAGAACAGTTAAATACTCAATAGGATCGTCAGGTTCTTTTTTTGTAGGAAACTGTAAAATCATGAGTTCTCCTTTATCTACCACTTACAGCGATCAGCCCAATAAGCCGCTGACATTTTTCCTTTGGCTATGTTTTTACCGTGTCGCGCCTTAAAAGACTTACGTTTAGCTTTCATTTTGTCTGACTCTCCGTCCTTTGGCTTTCCAGCAGTTTTAGCCCCTTGCTCACCAAATCTAATAGTTTTAACCTTGTCTCCTTCTTTCGCCACAACCACATGACTTTTCTTCGGGTGATTTGGTGTACGTTTGCATTGGTTATAGCGACTTACTCCTGCTCTGGCTAGTCTAGGGTCTTTTTTGGCTGGCATTAGGGAGTACCTGTTCTCGTAGGAGCCGTAGGAGGACGAGAAATTGCTTGTAACGGCCTTTGAGCCTGTGGTTGCTGGATAGGTGCCTGTGGAGCAGAAGGTGGCCTTACAGGGGCATTAGGAGCCTTTTCTTGTACTGCAATAGCTCTTTCCTTCAGTAGCTGCTCAGACATTTTAATTCTACGCTCAAACTCTTTGTCATCTTCAGTACCTGCTTTAAGATTAGTAGTAATAGCTTTGATCCTATCAATCTCAACTTCTTGAGGTATAACTTGAGTTTCCATAGACAACTTAGCGGCTCTAGCTTGCGACTCTTGCGCTTGACCGTTAAGAGCAGCAGACTGTGACGCTTGAAATGCCATCTGAGTTTGTTGTGCTGCTTGTTGTGCTTGAGCGGCTTGTGGGTCAGGTTGCATAGCTTGACGCATTTGCTCAATAAGTTTTTCTCTGTTGCTTAGGCTCATGTTGTCAAGTATAGCCTCTAACAACACATTCTTCATGGGAGAGTCGCCCATCGTTGTTAGTAGTTGAGTTAGCTGGGCTATTTCGTACTCTCTGGCAACAACACCTAAAGAACTAGAGGCTGTAAACTTATAATCTGACACAGGGTAAATTTCTGGCTCAAACTGCATATACCTGTGTGCGGCTTTGGTAACAAAAGGAACTAAAAAACTATCTTGAAAATTTACTAAAGTTCTTTTGTGTCGTTTAATTATAGCGCCCATACCCATAGAAAAACCAGCGGCAGAACGTGTGTCGGAACCGGCGTTTGTGCCGTTAGGGTCAATAGCGCCTGTTGCTGCTTGTACCATTTGTTGTAAAGCGTTTGCCTGTTCAAACGTAATCTGGGATACTTGACCAAAGTTAAAGGGTTGTAATACTTCAGAAGGATTGCCATTAGTTAGAATAATCTTACCTGACCTAACTTCTGGTCTGGAGCCTCTTGGCATTCTTGATGCGTCCATAGCCAACATTGGGTGGACGGTAAGAGCCAAAGCGTCTATTCTGGCTCGTATTTCAGCGTCTAACGCCTTTTGTGAGTTGTATCCTTTCTCACATACACCTCTGCCCCAGAAGCGGCTAGGAACAGTATCAAAAGCAAAAGCAACTACAGGACGATCCTGCATCATGTAAGGATTTTCTTCTGCTTTTAAAAGCACCCCACCGTTAGCTATAACTACAATAGCTTCGACATAATAGCTACTCTTCTCTTCTTCTGTATCTACTAATGGCTCTACAATTTCTACTTCGTCTTCTGCTTCTATCCTAGCTTTTTCTAAGAGATAACGAGGAACTAAACCATAGTAAGTGGTTTTTCTAACTTTATTTTCGTCGTAGACGTTAGCTAAATTAGGGTCAGACTCTAGGTCTTGGTCGTGAGCAGCAGTTTCTAAATCTGAAGCATAATAGACACCCTCTTCCTGTAGCAACTCTATTGAGTGTTTAGGCACAAACTCATCAATAGCAACACCCAGTGCTTCATCTACAGAGGTAGCTACAGGGTCTATAAGGAAGTTTTGTGGTAGTATAGGGCGTAGTTTGCAAACTGTGCGGTCTTGTATAGTGACACCAACTGCTGTTAGGTCACCCCCCATAACAGGTTCTGTAGCAGGAGCCATTTCTTTTTCATTAGAAAGCGTAATCTCTGCAATTCCTGTACCAAAGATGGCAGAATTAAGTATACATTCTCCAATAGCCTTGCGTACTTTGTTTTTTGTAAAGTCTTCGTTAAGTTTTTCTCTAAGGAGTGCAATATCCATAGGGTTTTGGTCAGCAATGTCATCTTTTATGTCAAAGAAACGTCCTCTGCCAAACGTAGCCTCTTCAATCTCTGCTACAGTAGACTCTACGGCCTGTTGTAACGCAGGAGCAACAATTCTGGAGCGTTCTGAGGCTCTTGTTTTATCTTCAGTAGACCAAATGCCTCTAAATAAACGATAATACTCGTCAAAATCTTGTTGGTAATTAGATTCAAAGTGTTCACGCCACTCGCCACACTTAGTTATTACCCATTCTTCAATGTTTTGCTCTCTAAAATCTTCTTCTCGTAGTTCGTCCATTTTAATACCCTGCGTAAGCGTCCATTGGTTCAAATTCGTCTATTTCCATGTCCATGTTGTAGGCTACTTCAGCTAGTTGGTCTATATAAGCTAAAGAATCTATAAGATCGTCATGTACTAGTGGGTTAGGAAATTGAAATAACTGATCTAAAAAAAGAGCGTTCCAAGAACCTTTAGCTAAAGAAAGCTTACCATGTTCAAATCTGCCTTGTAAAGCCCACACAATACGATCAACTTTCTTTTTGTTACCGTGTGTTAGTTCTTCTATTCTAAAAAATCTATTTTTTTCTTTCATTAAAGTAGTTATGTAAGGTAAGACCGCGTTCTTAGCTATTCCTTTTTCTATTCCTACTGAAATAGGCTTATAGTCTCTAACTGCTTCAAAGATTCGCCTAGCTGTGTCTTCTACGCCCCATCGTCCGTGTACTATGTCTGCGACCCACCAACCTAGTGTGCTAACTTTAACAATAGATATTGCTGATTCGTCTAAGTGTCGTGTTTTAGTTTTAACTTTGTTTACGTCTGTAAAGCCAGCAAGGTCAATGGCAACATAAAACTCTCCTTCATCTGGTTCTTCTTCTAAGAACTTAACGTCTTCTTCTTTGAACAACTCGCTACCTTGAGCCTCAAAGGACGCTAGAAACTCTTGTCGAAAGGAGTACCTAGACATTGACTTTTCTGCTGACTTTATTTCTTCTGGGTCTAACAATGGGTTATCGTAGCTTGTAAAATGCCAACCGTTAAAGTCTTCGTCTTCTGCTAACTTAGAGTAGTTGTATAGCTCATAGAAATGATTGCGACCCATAGGAGTACCTATGAACAACGCATGGCCCTTTTGGTCAGCTAGTGCAGGTCTTAGGATTTGTTCCCAGACCGCAGGTTTCATGTCTGCATACTCGTCCATACATAAGAACTTTAGGGAGACACCCCGCATAGTCTCAGGTCTATCGGCACCCTTTAGGGCTATTGTGCAACCGTTGACCAACTTAATCTGAAGATTATTAACATGACTAGTAGCAATAACACCGTGTCCAAGCTCCAATAGAAGCGTCCACATAATATCTCTAGCTTGTCCTTGAGTAGGAGCAACATAAAACACCTGACCTGATTTCTCGCTAAGGCCATTGATTATCAAAAGCCAAGCGGCTAGTCTTGACTTACCTGTACGCCGACCTGCTGCAATTACTTTAAATCGCGTAGGGTCGCTAAACACCTCTTGCTGCCAAGGGAGCAACTGTACGTTTAAGTCAGTCATCTTTTACTTTTTATCAGTGCTGTAGCGTCTACCTTCAAAAGAGAAAGTTTTTTGTCCTTTTGCTTTAGCATCAGCAAACGCTTTTCTAAAAGCTGCGCCAGACTCTGATTTTTTAGTGTACTTAGGAAAATCTGAAGGATTAGAGCGAGAATCTTTACCAGACGCTTTAGAAGCAGACTTACGTCCTTCTTCTTTTCCTTTGACATAAGCACCACCTGCGGCAACAGCACCAACGCCGGTTGTTCTGCGAACAGTTTCTCTGTTAGCTCGTTGACTCTTAGTCACAGGGTTGATTTTTTTTTGCCCTGCTGTAGGCTTGCTTGTCATATCTTTAGCGTGTTTTTGGGCTTCTTTAACAGCTTTAGCCCCATACTTTTTAATTGCAGCAGGAATTCCCGCTCTTGCTATTAATGCTACTATTGCTGGGATTGCCATTCTATTATCCTTTAGTTAAGCTTAAGTCAGTCATGGTCTACTAAAAAATACTTAGGGACAGCTAAGTACACTCTAGTACTTCCACATTACACTAGGGGCATTAGCGTCAGACTCACGGAGATCAACATGGATGAAACTATTAGCCACTCCAATGCCGTTGAACCCCAACGCGATGGCGTGTTTAACAATAGCATACCTTTGTGCGCCGTTTGCAACTTTAATGTCAGCCGCAATGCCTTGAGAATGAGTACCTGCTTTTTTCTTTTTAATTTCTTCTGGGTGGCTAGGATCTCTATAGCCGCTAGTGATAATGAATGGAAAACCACATCTCTCCCTTAGTTCGTCTAGTTTCTCAACTAGTTTTGGTTGGATTTTGTTAAGACCTGTATGAGAACAATCAAAGTCTTCTATTTTAAAATACTTATAGTTAGAAATTTGGATAGTCCTCTGTGTATTCTGCGTCTAAAGCATCATCTTGAGTGTCATTAGTATCATTAGAACCAGAAGAGATTATTGTCTGCTCTCCACCGACACCAGTAATAGATATATTAATAGCACTCTTTCCCCCAGCTACCTTATCTTTCTCAAAGTAACTTAGAGGGACTATACGATCAGCTAAGAGCTTCCAAGCGGCGGCTTGATGCTTATGTTCGTCATTCAAAGCTGCATCAAAGATAGACTCTAAGACCAACTTAGACTTAGGCGACGTAAGCATACGACCCTTGTATTCGTTAATGATAGCAGCGTCACCTTTAGGTCGGCCTCTAGGTAAGCCTGTGGCTCCTCTCTTTCTAGACACCACCTCTGACTTTTTAGGTCGCCCACGCTTCCTCTTAGGTTTTTCTTCTGTTATCATATGTATACTTATGTAGTTACTAGTAAGTTGCCTTAGAATAACTTTTATGATAAACCTTTAAGAATATCTTTAATGAATTATTAAAATATTACTTAGCAATACCAAGCTATCTAAGATTACTTATTTATACTAACATATTTTTAAGCAAAAGTCAAGTCTTTTCTTGTCTTATTTTATATTGTTAAGAAACGTGTGTATAAGGCCCTATATACTACCTATGTGGTTATTGTCATACATTCTAAGAAATACTTATGATTCTATATTACTAAGGGGCCAATATAACCAAAAGTTATACTAGTGTCATACACTTATAGCTTTTACTTATGTTAGATTTATTGTCATTTAATGTTCACTTTTGCTCTACTT